TAAGATCGCAAGGCTGATGGATGAAGAAACGTGGATGAATGCAGAAAAAGCATTGCAGCTGGGATTTGTAGACGGCATTCTCTTTTCTAAAAAGAATCCGTTTGTTCCAGAAGAAGAACCAGAAAAAACAGAGGAATCTTCGGAAGAAGAGCCGGATGAGAAAAAGAAGGAAAGCACAGCATCCATGCTGTACACACCATCCAAAACGCTGGATTCTTTTCTGCAGAAGATTTCTGCAACTGCATCCAAAGGCACGCCGATCAACCAATTGGACAAGCGGCTGGAGCTTTTGAAATATTAAAAATACAGGAGGACT